GACTCAAGAAGTGGTTGCGCCTACGCCAGAGCGCCCTGAAGTTCAGCTTCGAGAAGTGCCTTTACCGGATCCGGATAGCGTCAAGCCTGAAGCCGTTGAGCCAGAAGCAGAAGTAAAGCCGTTGCCGGTAAGGCCGCCATCTAAACCGGTTCCAATGGTGGATTCGGATGAATTTTTACCAAAATACAAATTTAAAGAAACTGAATTAGGCGCACCGCAATTAAAAAATTCAGAAAAAATAGAAATACCTAATTTACCAAAAGGTGATAGGTATCAAGATTTTGAATTTCAAATTAATTACGCAGAAACCAAAGAAGGTAAATTTGCTGTCAAACCAATTTTAGGTAATAAGCTAGATGGTTATGACCTTCCAGAGTTTGCTTTCCAACCTAAAATGGATGTCTACGATACTTTGGAAGATGGTGTAAAAAATTCTTTTGAAGAGGCGAGGCAAGCGGTTAATGCGCTTATTTTTGAAGGAGATGCAGACAAAGTATTAAAAGTATTAGATGCAGAAGAACAAAAAATACTTACAAAAATAGCAGCACCTCCAGTAAAGCCTACACAAACAGAACCTGGTCCTGTTACCCCATCAAAAGATTTAGCACCGGAGCTGCTCCCGGATCCCACAAAAAACATAACCCCTGTCCCAGATTCAAAACCCAGCAACGTCAAGACTCCCGTAGGCAACACGGACCTGGAGACTGAGCTGGTTGTCATAGACCTGAAAGACTTGAAGCAGGCAACCGGTAGGTTGCAGATCCGCGATCGCAGCAGACAGGAATCCAGGGATGAAGCGCGTAGAAGGGCGCAGGAGCTAGACGTAGATCAGATCACCGAGAACAGCAGAACCAGCGACACCGGCGCACCGATCATCGCACAAGATGGAACGATCATCAGCGGCAATGGTCGAGTGCTGACCATGACCGAGGTTTACAGAAAGAAGCAAGGGGAACTGTCACGGTATCCAACACAGCTGAAAGCATACCAGGAAAAGCTGAAACAGTTATTTCCGGATGCAGAAAATTTTGAGAAGCCGATCCTAGTCAGAAGATTGACCGGCAAGTCTGCAACTGGGGATCCGGTCACCTCGCAGCTGCTTGAGCAATTTGCAGATGAGTCGAATCAACCCGGCACGGCAAAACTAGGCAGCCAGGAACAGGCGAACCTGGATGCCAAGGTTCTTGATCTACCAACACTAAACCTTTACGCCGGTGGCGATTTCACGCTTGCCAAAAATTCCAGTTTTGTAAATGCCTTCTTAAATAAAATTCCTGCATCCGAGAAGGGTAACGTCTACAAGGATGGTGAGCTGACAGTTGATGGGTTGCGGCGAATCAAGTCTGCAATCCTGGCAAAAGCATACGAAGATCCAGAGACACTGGGGCGGATGCTCGAATCTACAGATGACAACGTCAAAGGTTTGAGCAACGGGTTGCTGGATGCAGCTCCCGCATTTGCGAAGCTGCGCCTGGATCCGGAAATACGGAATGAGGTCAAAGGGATTGCTTCGTCTTTATCAGAAGCCATTAAGACTATTGGCGAGCTTCGTGAAACAGGACGGACAGCTGCAGAATATTTTGACCAGGTTGATTTTTTAAAAGAAACAGATCCAGTTCGTGATCTATTTATAAGAAGCTTCCACAATGAAAAACTGGACAGAGTTAAAAGCCAGACTTACATTAAGGATCTTCTAAGGTTTTTGACTGAAGAAGCAAATGCAGAAACAGCAGGAGCATTACCAGGATTAGATTCTGAAGTAACTGCTGAAGAAGTCTTAACCAAGGCAACAAAGAGAGCAGCAGATGCAGAAAAAGGAAGAAGTAAAAAAGGAAAAAAGCAAGGAGAACTCCTCAATGAAGCAAGCCCTATATCGAGCGATGATACGCCTGGCAAACAAGCACAACTACGAACCCGCAAGAGAAGCCGCCCAGGAGTTCTTGAAAGCAAAGGAATAGATGACACCGCTACCAGGCCAAAAGATCCCAGGGATCTGGAAACTGAATCGGTTGTCAATCCCCAGGACGCAGAACCAACTCAAAGCACCAGGGGAACCAAAGCCGGGGAGCTGGTCGAAAAGCTTACCCTCCAACGAAGAGAATCCGTCTTCCTTGACGCATTCCGAGATGCAGGAGAAGACCCCAACGTCATTCGGAACCAATCAATAAAGAAGCAATACAAGGTTTTAGAAAAACTGCTTCGCGATAAATTCGGTTTCAAGTTCATCCAAAAATCAGACATCAACACCTGGGACGCGGTCAACGCGCTCCTGGATGCCTACAGAAATCTGCAGTCCATGACTGCAACCTTGGCACTTCCAGCTGATGCCATTGGCCTGGATGGCTCACTAGGCTTGGCGCTGCCTGGCGTGGATTGGGGTCGATACTTTGCAGCATACTATCCTGAAAACGCGCTGGGGATCCCCGTTCAAACAAAATCCGATCTCCCGGCAATGGAAGCGCCGTTCATCATCATGCCGAAGCGCCCTAACAGCTTCGCCCATGAATGGGGCCACGCCTTGGACTTTCATCTGATGGATAAGTTTGGCGGCAAAGAGGGCCGAGGGTTGATCCAGGTGATCCGTAACATTCCGAAGGATGCTGCACCTTGGCAGATGGAAACACCGGAGACTGTTCAGGAAGCGATGGGCAATCTGATTAATGCCATGTTCTTCAACCAGGCGGAGATCGCAACCAAGATCATGGCGAAGGAACAGCAGCTGGTGAACCAGGAGGCTGCATACCGCAAGAAGCTTGAGAAGGATCCTAACCTACCGGAGCCTGCTTCCATTGCTAGAACCAAGTCTGAGCTGAAGCGGCTGCGCCAGGGATCCGGGAGAGTAGAAGAATCGCAGTACCGGAAAGACTCGACTGAGTTTGCCCGGAGAACTGCATCCGATAAAAACTATTGGCGCGAACCCACAGAGATGTTTGCCCGCGCCTTCGAGGCATACGTTGCCCATATCGTAACGAAGGCAGGCGGGTCCACCGAGTTCATCACGCTCCCGGATGATGCGTATCAGCTGACCCTGGATGAGGTTAAGGACTACGATATCCGGTTGCCGTTGACCCATCCCCAGGAATCCGAGCGGAATGTCATCTTCAAGGCATTCAGCGAATTGTTTGACGCGATGCGCCGTGAGTCTGTATTCAATGGGGAACCATCCAAGATGCCTGGAACAGCTGACACCATTGAAACAGGGTTTGAGTTTTTCGGCCCAATTCAGCCTGTTACCTTTACAAAAGAAGCAAGAGAAGAGCAACGCGCACAGATGCAAGCAGGGCTGACCCAAGAACAAAAAGAGAAACAACGCCCGTCCAGGTACAACGGAAGACTGACAGAGCGGTTTATTGATAAGACAATGGATTACATTGTGAGCCGTCCTTTTCTCTCTAAACGTGCAACCTTGGAGCAGCTGCAGCGCCGATACCGAAAAGAACCTCAAGCAGCTGCATTAATCGGAGAAATACTGGACCTGGTTGCCACGGATCCAGGTGGTACCAGGACCACGTTCAGCGGCGGAACCTTTGAAGAGGGTGCGCGGAGGGAGAACCGCAGATTTGCAACTATGTATAATGCAGCAATGCAGGGAACCTTTGGTCCGGATGCAGGGCCGAAGTTCCGAGATCTGACAGAAGAGCAGCAAAAAGATTTACGTCTTTTTCTGACAGGCCAAAAACCGAATGTATCCAAGAAGATACAAAAGATTGGTGGCGATCTCCGGACTGTCCTGAATCGAGTTTACGAGTATGCCAGGCGAAGCGGGATCGATGTCAGTTATTTGCAGGATGGTGCATACCTTCCAAGGATGCTGGATATGCCGCTTGTAGAAACAGACATCCAAGGATTTTTAAGTCAGGCATATAATCTTTACAAAGAAGTTATATTTACAAATGAGTTTTTCTTTGAGGATGTCAGCAGCTATGACCAGATTCAAAAACTGGATCAGCAACTTGCAAAAAGGAAAACAGTAAAAGCTCATTTTAAGCGCAAAAATAAATTAGATTTACTGGAAAAGTTTAGGAAAGACGCAAAAGAATTGAGGGAGCTGAAAAAGCAACTAGACGCAGCAGAGGATCCAGATGCCATTGAGACTGAAATGGACGAGATCCAGGAAAACATGGGTGATTATTATGCTGAACTTTATGAAGAGATGTCCGACACCTTTTCAGATCTTAGTTCTCAAGATTGGCATCAAAGAATCATGTCAGCTGCAGGCCAGGATCCAGCAGCCCATTCTGCATTCAACCGATTCACAAAGCGCAGGAAGCTTCCGCCTGAAGCAGATAAATACATGAACGAATTTTATCTGCCAGTAAACGAAGCCATCGAAGCCTACATCCCCCAGGTTGTGAAGAAGGCAGAATATGAAAAGCGGTTTGGTCGAAGCCGCCTTGAGAAAGGCACAAAGAAGGATCCGGTAACAGGAAAGAACAGAGATTACCTGGATTACATCTTAGATGACAAGATGGTGGGCAAGGTGGATCCAGATGACCGATTACTTATACGGCAAATTGTTCAGTTCGTCACAGGGACTCAAGGTCCAGTACGCGACATCAAAGGGCAAAAGATCCTGAACACCATCCATGCCTACGGCACGATGGCGCTGTTGGGTCGTGCAGCCTGGTCTTCGATTGCAGAACCCCTGACTGTTGCAACCCAGACCGGAAGTGTACGCGATGGACTGAAAGCGTTTTCCGGATCCCTTTACGAAGCCTATGCAAAAGTGAACAAGGATGCAGCGCAAAAGGTAGCCCTGGATAAGCAGCTGGCAAACATCCTGGGCGTTATCGATGACCCGGAATATGGTGATATGGTTGCCAACCGGCTTGGCGGATCCTTCGCGGATGATCCTAAACTGGCACGGCGCGTTAATCGATTTTTTAGTGTCATCAAGCTGACCGGGATCACAGCAGCACAGCGCCGATCCGTGATGAAGGTGGGGCAGCAATTCTTCCGGGAGCTGGCGCTTGAGATTAAAAATCCACAAGGGAAGGATGATGCTGCTAAGAATAAATATAAAAAGCGTGCCGAGCAGCAATTCAACGAGTTTGGCGTGGCAGCTGAAGACATGGAACAGTTTGTTGAGTTCCTTGTTCCGACCATAAAAAACGAGAAAGATTTAGACAAGACAAGCGATTATCCGTTCCCTAGTGTCGATGACCTGGTGGAGAAGGATGGCAGCCTTTCGGACATGGGCGAGATCTATTCTGTAGCCATCATGCGGTTCATTGATCAGTCGATCCAGGATCCTAAGAATGTGGATCGGCCCATGTATGCGGAGCATCCGTTGGGGCGGATCGTGTACGGCATTCAATCTTTTATTTATGCATTTCACCGGAACGTACTGACAAAAGCAGTAAGAGGTGCAAAGCGAAGAAAGGATGCAGAAGGCAAGGTTGCAGCTGCCCAACACGTTGGCGCTGCTATGCTGGGTCCGTTCCTGACTTTGTATGCTGGGCATACCCTGGTTGCTACAGTCAGAGCGTTTCTGTTCGACCGGGATCGCCTGGAGGATGAAGCAGAGAATGATCGCTTGTACGAGTACATCTTCGAGCAAGGGATCTACCGAGCTGGTTTGACCGGAGCCTTAGATCCGTACATTCAGACCCTTCGCAGTATCAAGTATAACCGCGACATCAATACCATTCTTACGGGAGCCGGGCCAAGTTTCATATTAGATGCCGCACAAAGAGCAGCCATGCCTTTTGTGAGAAATGCAGAGTCTACAGTTGCAGCTGAATACCAGGCGGTTGCCGGGCTATACAATCTGTTTGTTGTACCAGCTGTAGTCTTGATGGCGTCAGCACCTGGTTTCGGCAAATCGCTTGGACCCTTGATCGAGTTCAGGGGAGCCATTGCAGGATCCCTTGCTGCATTCGGGACCAGCTCCGGGGCAAAGCACTTCGTTGCCAGGAACATCATCAAAGGGTTGTACGGGGAAGAATATTACCCGGGAGCTGGCGGGCGAAAGAAGAAACAGAAAGCTGGTGACTTCACGCCAATCACATTCTAACAGCGCAAGCAACAGCGCAGCGTATTGATCTACGGACAGTGATAGCAAGGGGTTGCGGTGGGATGGAATCCTTCCACCCCGACCACAGTTGATTTTGTTAGATACCGATCAACACTGCGATTGCGAGCCTCATCGACTTTTTGTCAGTTCCTGAGGTGTCAATCAACAGCGCAAAATGCGCTGTCAGGAGGGTAACGGCGCAATTTGCGCTGTAGGTTCGCGGTCCACTGCCATCCGCAAATAATCTGGTGAGAGGTGCAGATAATTCTTCCGCACAGTCCTTTCCGTATCCCCTAAAAATGCAGCAATGGTATGCATAGGAACTCCATCTTCAGCTGCATGGGTAGCCCAGGTATGCCTGAAGGTATGCGGGCTTGCATTCTCGATCCCTAAGTCTTCCAGGATCCGCTTTACTCCATAATGGATGTCAGTTTTTACATCCAATACATAGGTATTTATTTTTTGCTGATACATGATGAGCAGCTGCTGTTCCAGCTTCTTGCTCATCGGGATCGGCGGGCGGCGCTTTGTGGTTTGATTGCGGCCTACTGGATTAAACATGATGAGCCGCCGATCGAAGTCAACCTGGGACCAGGTTAGCTCCTTAATCGCACCTTTTCTTTGTGCAGTTTCCATCGCCAGTATTAAGAACCTAGCTTCTCTGGATATCCTGTTGCTGCTTTCAAGAGTCTGGCGATTCTTATCCTGCAGACAGTAGTCCCATAATAGCTGCAGCTCCTCCCTGGTGAGAACCCGATCACGCGGTGGACCCGTTGGTGGGATCTCGATGTAAGGTATGATCTTGTGATCCAGGCGCCGCTCATTCGGTTCGATTCGATACAGCATGAAGTTTAATGCAGCGCGAAGTTTATTCAGTTCAGTACAAATGGTACTTTCTGATGCAACCTTTCTGCGCTTTTTTGCATAGGAAACAGAGTGTTCACGTTGGACTCTGCTAACGCGCATATGACCGAAATGCGATTTTAGATGTTTAATGATTGAGGGGTAACGATTTGCTGATAGGAACCGATCCCGGACCCACTGGTCAAACCAGACATCCAGGACGAAATCGATAGTCGGATCCTCCTGGACTGACATCTCCAGCTCCCGCTGTTCTAGCCAGCCAGCGAAGCGCCGTTCCGCAATCTCCTTATCTTTTGTCCGAAGCGATGTTCTTTGAGATCTTCCTGTTTCTGCAAAGAAGACATACCAGCTGCCTTGGTGCAGCTTAATCCTTGGCGGTGCAGCCATTCAATATCCTCTATTGGAATACGAACAGAACGTCCAATGTTGATTGTTCGCAGTTGTTTTGATTCTCGCAGCCTTTGTATCGTAGAAAGGCTGCAGGATAATAGGTCAGCTGCTTCCAGCTGCGTGACCAGGTTATCCGCCATTATTAATGATCTGCATGATCTTCATGGCCTTTTCCATAGTCATTTTCATGCTGATTTGTACGAACATTTTATCTGGTTCCCCTGAGACACCTCGAAACTCGAAGGGCGCAATCTCTTCCTCCGCAGCTGCATCTAAAGAATAATTTGGATACAATTGATCCGGAGTGATTTGAAGTATATCTGCCATTTTCCTTAAACTTTGTGGGGTAGGTACGGTTTTACCGCGCACATATTGGCTTATACTGTCCCTACCAAGTCCTGATTTACGAGCAAGCTCTGCTTGCTTCATCCCTTTTTGCACTAATAAATGCATCAGTCTTTTGCCGAATTCTGATTTGCGGATTCGTTTGACTGATAAATCCAGTTCGCCATCTGGTGTAGGTGGCGTTGTCATATGTGTTTTTGGCATATCTTTTAACTCGTTTTTGATGACCCAGGTCGGCCTGGGTAGGTGGTGGATGTTTGAATATGTGGGCGTGTTTACGTCTTCTACCAAACACGCTGTGCGTATATCTGAATTTTTTTATTCCTCTACTTGGTGGACTATTGCTTTTATCTAACCGTCCACAAACCCAATAATTAATATACATTAGAACCTTTCCAGGCTCCTAGCCAAATGATATTTCGTTTCCTACCCCAAGCCCCAATAACTTTTTTTTGAGTGCCTTTCCCCTCTGTTCTGTATTGGACTAGCGATAACCACTGCACACCATTTCCAAGGGCCAGAACTTTCTGGTCCCACTTTTCCAATTTACTCATTTTGTTTTTCCTTTCTTAGTAAAGAATCGATTTTATGTCGATTAATCAATCATCATGCCAGTAGTACAGACTGTCAACATAAAAAATTTATTTGCAATGCCAGGTTGGCTTATGTAGATTAGTTGGTTCATGAATCAACAACACGGCATGGAGCCAAATGAAAAACAAGTTAAGCCGCAAACAGCCTGTCCGATTTGACGTTGACAAGCTGGTCGATGATTTTGGTGGGAACACGAAAATCTCAAGAATGCTCCGCGAAATGGGAATGCCTATTTCGCCGGGAGCCGTTCATAAATGGAAGGTTAGGCAGCGCCTGCCTGTTCATCACCTCGCCGCCTTAAGTGTTATCGCTCGTCATGTAAATCAGAGATTTGCCCTGGAGGAATACATTGTCCAGGTGGGTCCAGCGGAGGCCGCATGATGATATGGGGAATTGATCCAGGACTGAATGGAGGTGTTTGCTTACTCGACACTAATGTCGATAGTAATCCACAAATTTTTGATATGCCAACCCTGCAAGTTGGGAAGTCGAAACGGGAAATTTCTCCCATATTGTTAGCAGATATTCTCATGGAAGACGCCAATGCTCCGGTGGTTGTGGAAAAAGTTTCCGCAATGCCAGGGCAAGGTGTCACCTCCATGTTCAACTTTGGGAAAGGATACGGATACATCATGGGAGTCGTTGCCGGTTTGCAGATGCGCGTGGTCGGCGTCACTCCTAATCGCTGGAAAAAAGACATGAAGCTGGCGCCTGGTAAAGATGCATCCAGAGAACGCGCCATGCAGCTGCATCCTCAAATATCGGATCGCTTTGCCCGCAAGAAGGATGATGGCAGGGCCGAAGCCTTGTTACTCGCCTGGTGGGGAGCCAGGTTTGGCGTGGAGGAATTCTGATGAAAAAGAAAAAAGTAACCCATGCAGCTGTCCAGGCTGCCGTTGAAAAGTTCCTGAAGGAAGGCGGCAAGATTAAGAAGCTGGGACAAGATGAGTCTGGCGTGGATATCAGACAACGGGTTGATGAGTTGGAAATGAATATCGCACAAGGATCCCATCGGTTTCCAAAGATTGATCCTGTTCCTTTTGAAAACAAGATTGGTTGGAGGGCGCATTGAACGGATTTGAAAAGCATGACATCAAGCACGTTTCTGCATCCAACGTCAACATGGCCCGCGAAGCCCTGGACGCTTGGTTGGCTCGATACCTTTATAAGATCAAGTTCCCATTTGGTTGGGCTGCATTGCAGGGATCTTCGGTGGAGCTTGGCGTGGCTCATGGTCTGTTCCAACCAAATGCGCCCGTTGATGAGTGCATCGGCCTGGCAATGGATCATATGCGGAACAGCTCAAAAATGATGAAGAACCAGCTGGATGAATTAGAGTCAAGACACGCAACTGTCACTCAAATGGTGACTGTTACCCTGGAGCAGCTTCGCCCACTTGGTGTCCCGGAAGAAGCACCACGCGGCGAAAAGAACCAGCATCAAGTGCGGATCCCGGTTCAGTTTCGAGAAGGTGAAGCAGTGGAAGCAATGGGATATCTGGATTTTTGGTATCCAAAACTCGGCGCAAACGGAACGGTCATTGACTTAAAGACTACGGCAAAAGCGCCAACCACTTGGTCGCTGGCTCATGGGATCCAGGCGTCCATCTACCAGAAAGCAATGCACCGCAAAACCGGAAAGGAACCCGAAGTGATGTTCTTTTATGCGCTGAAGCGAAAAAAGGATCCTTATGTATGGTTAGACCTGGAAGACAGCAGCTTTTACCTGGCGCACTTCAAGCGCACAGTCCGGAACCTGGAGCGGCTGCTGGACGCGCATACCCGTGAGGAGCTGATCGACATGATCCCTCACAACCCTGACAGTTTTTATTGGAATGACGCGGATCATATCCGCGCAGAACTTTATCCTGAGTAACTCCACTCAGACGCCAACGTCTGGGGCGTGATCCGGACGAAAAACCGCGAAACCGCAAGGAGTGATATGCCACTAAACTTCGCAAACTCTGGAGGCTCCGGCCTCCCTTTTCTTCGGTTCTCTATCGAAGACAATGAATGGTTGATGTCAACTGGTGAGCCTGGGATCATGCCGCCGGTTGATTGGAAATCTCCGGTGCTGATAGATATTGAGAACATCCAGCTGGGATGGCTCAAGCTGCAGGGCGGGAGAGACTTCCAGCCTTGGCCCAACAACAATCAGACACCTCGCCCCAACGAAGAGTATAAGAATGGATTCGTTGTAAAGTTCTATTCGACTCAATGTTTTGGCGATGCGCCGCTCCGTGAGCTGTCATCGGATCGCGCTGGTCTGCAGGAATTTGTCAAGAAGCTGTACAACGAAGTTGAAGCAGCTGGCAAATTTGAAAGCGGGGAGATTCCTGCTGTTGAGATCCTGCCTGCAATCAAGACCAGGATCGGCAAAGGTCCAACCAAGATTCCTCAATACAAACTCGTAGGTTACAAAGCGCGACCTGACGAGATGAGTGGTGATGCTCCAATGGATTCCGCACCAGCTCCAGAAGCTGAAGCAGATGATTCGTTTGAGAACGTCACCATCTAATGGATTCGTTATCCTGGGCCATTGGATGGCATAACCGGGGTTTTTGTGTAATCCCGGTTCATTTCGTCATGGATGATGGAGCCTGCAGCTGCGCGGATCCGCACTGCGGGAGTCCTGGTAAGCACCCGGCTTTACGTTCTTGGAGCCAATACCAGGATCGGCGCCCGACTGTTAATACATTGGAAAGTTGGTTTGAAGCAGGCGGGCGTTACCACGGCTACAATATCGGCGTTGTAACCGGTCAGGTCAGCGGCAATGTCTTTGTACCAGATGTTGACGTTGGCCCTGGCAAAGTGGGTTTGGAATCCTTGCAGGATCTCATCCTATCCAATGAAGACCTACCAGAAACAATTGAACAGAAAACAGGCGGCGGAGGAATCCATTTCTTTTTCCGCGCACCGCCTGACATAAAAGTAATCACAGATAAAAACGTCCTTGGTCCCGACATCGATGTACGCGGGGAAGGTGGCTTTGTGGTGGTGACACCCTCAAACCATCATTCCGGAGGACGTTACGAGATACGAGAGGGATGCGGCGCTGATATCGCTGATGCCCCGCAATGGCTGCTCAGTATGGTAACCAACGATGAATACTATGCAGCTGACACCGGATTCCAATCGGATTCCGTAAACCGCTGGGGCGAGTACACCGATGGGCGCGAAGGTTACATGACCAAGCTGCTCATGGGCTGCATCCGATCCTGGTGGGTTGAGAAGGGAGATCTTCCCCAGGTGGATGATCTGATCCTGGAAGCCTGGCCCACCTACACGGCAAAGGTTGCAGCAAGAGGGCAGTCCCTGGATGCCGATGGACGCGGCGAGAAGCTGATGCGGAAGAAAGCTCAGTATCTCATTTCAAAGGCCGACCAGGGCAAGCTTCGGATTCTTCAAGGCGTGGAGCCTGGATCGGAGCCTCAACCGGAGAAGCCTGCCAAGACCATCGAAGTCCCACGGCAAAAGATCATCCTGGAAGACCATTACCTGAAAACCTATGTAGGCGAACCGCCACCCTTGGAATGGATCATCGAAGGGATCCTGCCACGCGGCATCACCGGCCTGGTTGCAGGCTCCGGAGGTATCGGCAAATCCTATCTAATGCTGGATACCGCGCTCCGCGTGGCAGGAGGTGACCAGGGGATGCATCAAGAGTATGCCCTTGGAAACAAAGTCCTGACCAACGGCAAGGTCGTTTACATCACAGCAGAAGATTCTCGTAATGCAGTACATCGCAGAATCGCATCCATCAAGGATCCGACTCTCCGGGAACGCGCCAACGAGAATCTGATTGTCCTGGCATTGCCTGACCTGGGTGGCGCCTTCCCGCTCCTGGTAAACGACTTCGGAACCTATCGAGCCACAGAAGCCTATGCCGATCTCCGGGAGCAGCTGCTCAAGATTAATAACCTGGCCTTGATCATCAAGGATCCGCTGCAGCCGTTCACCAGCGCCGATGTCAATTCGGATCCAGCAGCTGCCCAAGCTTGGTGGTCCAACTTCAATGAGCTGTCCACGGCAACCGGTGCATCAGTCCTGGTCACCCATCATATGAGAAAGGATGGAACCTTTCAGATCCGCACCGCCGCTCAGGCGCGTGAAAGCATACGCGGCACAACCGGCCTGGTCGATGGACCACGCGTTGTCATCGCGATCTGGGTTATGCCTGAACAGGAACAGCATCAGCTGTCCAAGCATTTCGGCTTCGAGCCTGGGCAAGGTGCAGCTGTCTGTTGGGCGGTTGTGAAAGCCAACGACCAGGCGGACCTGGATGTTCACTACGGGGTCCGCGCAGAGAACGGACTCATCGTGGATCGCACCGGCGAGATCATGGAAATCCTGGAGGACAACCGGAACCTGGAAGATGGTCAGGTCGAGCAGATCTTCTCAGAGATCCGCCGCCGTTGGGAAGCCGAGAATCCGTTCTCGATCGGCAACAACACGCCCCGTTCCTTCATGGGATATCTGAAGAACGAATTCGGCATGACATCATTCCAGGCGAAGATGTATCTACAAACCTGGTTGGATCGCGGAAACATTGAAGATGCTGTCTGCAATAAAAAGAAACACATGAAAGGGATCCGCATCGTTACGGAACCCGTCGAGTCCGTTAAACACCGAACCTACAACTGAATATGAAAATAACGAACTGGTTTCAAAAGCATTTAAACAGAGTCAACCACACAGAAGTAGATTTCCGCATTAACAGCAGGGATGGATATATCACTGTTGATAAATCTGATTGGGTTTTTGGATCACAAGTTTTCCTAAAACTGAAAAGAAAACACGATCATATGTTTCAGATTGTTTTAACCATGTCACCAAAAGAAGCATTAGAGATTGGTGAGCATTTAGTGATACACGCAAAAACAAGGATACGCCATGAAGGTCCGGTCACCAATTGAACGCGACATCGCAATCGACAACATCCTCAATCACCTGGTCGATATGCAGACCCGCATCAACCGCATCGAAGAGAAGCTCGACCTCAACGAGTTTACCGAAGAGGCGGAGCGGATGATTAAGGATGCAGCAAAAGAAACCAAGGAAAGCATAGGATCTGATCTATGCCCAAAATGCCGCATTTATCATATAAACATCCCATGCCCAAAATCTACAGCTCCTGGACGTTAAAAAGAAGTGCCGACTTCTCCTTTCACCCCCGTTCTCATATGGCGCGGGGTGCGTTGATCGGCAACTCATGACTTCTAAAGCTCAGACCATCCCAGCGCAACTTGCTCATTCCATGCGCAAAGGTGCAGCTGCTTCCAGGAGCTACCTCGATGACCCGTTAACTTTATTGTTAAGAATCATATGTCTTTGGCAGAAATCCAATCCTGGCAAGACAGTGACTAAACGCGTTATGAGACAAAGCATCGAAAAACTAAAACAGATACAGCATCCTTCCCCGGCGAAAGTAAGGCGAAATTGAGGGCGAAGAAGGGCGAAAATGGGCGAAAGTAACAAGCGAAAGTAAGGCGAAAATGAGGCGAAAGTGGCGAAAGTAAGAGGCGAAAGTAAACCCCTATATAAATATAGATATTCAATTTCGCTTTTCGCTTTTCGCCCGCACTCTACTTTCGCCCGCGTCACCAGTTAAACAGATGAAAGCGATGACCCGAAGAAGATCTAACCGCAAACCCATACCCATCCACGCATGGCTCCGTGACGCGCAAGCCACGATCGCGCAGCACCTGGCGCCGCTCGACCGCGTTGCCCGCGAGATGGAACGAACCTGGGGAGTCGATACGCTCCCAACCCTCGTACCCTTCGATCTGCGAACCCGCTTCGAACGCGCACTCGAAAACCTGAACCGCGCTATCCACGATAACGACATCAACGCGGTGGAACAGAAGTCCCACAATCTCATACAAGGCTGGAAGCTCCTCGACCAGGCTGCACGAAAACAGGGACACGAACCCATGGATCAGTCCCAACCCTACGCCTGGTTCCACCGAGGACCAAAGAACCAGGCATATGCCTTCGTCCGGGATCAGAAGGATCTGAAGCGCGTCAACCGGGAACAGGCATCCATCGCCTGGACCCTGGACGAAGTTTGTCACATCATCGATTGGTACAGCCAGCAACCTGGGAACCAGGTGATCTTTCACCTGAAGAAAGAGTTCCCAGCAAGTGAGCTAACCGATCACCAAAACCTCAACTCCAACAAAAACGAAACGGAACCAGAAAATGACAACATACCCTTCTAATAAACAAGACTGCCAAACGGAACCAGAATTCAACGACAACTGGCCTCCGCTCCGATACGATGAAACGGATCCTAAAATCAACCTGGAAGTCGTTCCTCCGCCAAGCGAGGAAACGGAACCAGCACCACTGCCAAGGCTGGAGCTGCTGCACCAGGCGGAGCAGCTGGTCAGCCGCGATCGAAACCAGGATTACGGGGATCCGCAAATTAACTTCCAGAGAACAGTGGATCTGGTTAAAGCTTACCTGGGCGAGCGTAGAGGCGTGGATCTGGCCCCGGAAGATATTGCAGTTATCGGGGTGCTGCTCAAGATTGGAAGACTCGCGGAGGATCGCAGCAAGTTCGATTCCTGGTGCGATATTGCCGGGTATGCGGCTGTTGGCTGGGAAGTGATTGAACTGGGGAAGCGAAAGTAAAACTTGCCTTACGGCAATAAGTTTTACTTTCGCGGCGGGGAGGGGTTAGGCGGCTTCTTTATCCTGCTTCGACAGATCAAGCATGAAACAGATCACTTGGTGATGCTCATGCGGGTCCGCCGGCATGGATTCCATTTTAACAGCTGGGAACATACACAACCCGCGGACCAGGCGCTTTTCCTGCGCCGTGAATGTTCTCCAGATCTCAATTGCTTTATCTTTTAAGTGTTTATCTTTCATGGCGGTTATCCTTCATAATTTGCGGAAAATGTTGCTTGTGTCAGAAAATCCCGGATCTGATTGTCTACGTCCTCAACAGTTACAAAATCCTGGCATTTAACGTCAACGGCATCGTCAACAGTGCTTTCAAGATCAGCGTCCCCGGCGATATCTAAAATTTTATTCTGGATATCTCCGTCTTGCAGCAATTCCAAAAGCAGTTTTTTTGCCTGCTCGTTTATTTCGATTGATAGTTTCATTTTGATTCTCCTAATTCTTTTTTGCGTTTCCAAATTTCTGCAACGTATTCATCATCACGTTGCAGCTGCTCCTCTGTAAATCCATAAGGATAATATTCTCTCAATGGAATCAATCCCGCTGCAAAGGCGTTATCCTGCCAAATGCGTTCGATCGCTTCTTTTTTTGTCATGCTGTCCTTTATGATTGAAGCGCCATGGTTGCGGCGCCGATTAAATAGATTGCCGCGAACATTGCCGCGACTGTTAAAAATTCGAGGAAAAATTTAAGCTGCTTCAAGGAACCTCCTTTTCCGGGATCCGTGAATGGTTCCGTAAATGTTTTTGTGTTGCCCATCGCAAAGCAAACAATCATCGCATTGAATCATGTCTTCCAGCTGGTTCAGGCATCGCACTTCATCGCGACCTGGTTTTTCAGCTGCTCCGGTTCTGCTGGTCTTCCAACCCAGGGACGCGGCAAGCTCCTTCTCTTCGAGGGTTTCAACGGATGCCATGCACCAGGGGCGCAGCCATTGCGCGGCGGCGTTCTCCCATTGGTGAGTGTATCCCGTATGTCGTTTGATCCTGGTCATGATTGGTAACCATCCTTTTTCAGGGATCGCGGCGGGATCGCCGTATGCTCCAAGCCTGACGGGAAGCTTTTTGAATGCTAGGTTGAAGCGGCGCAGCTGCGCGGGCTTCAAGGCGGGGTATTCTAGATATCTTCCTGCAGCGGCTGCATGGTAGATGGATTGCGGGGCTTGGAATAACTGAACATAACAGGCGCCGTTCAAGTTGTGCCGCATCTTGCAGGATCCGCAAATTGAAACATCTTGGCCCCGCTT